AGGACGAGGTCGCAGAATTGCGTCGCGTTATCGAAGCAGGGCAATCAGTCGAAACCGCAGCACCAGCAATTATGAAGTTCCGCTCACAAGGCGAATACGCAAAGGGTCTTCTAGCTGGAGACGAAGACGCAAAGGCTCTAGCCCGTGCAGCTTCTACTTCCGCAGACACCGTTGCACTCCCAGGCTTCTTGGGCTTCATCAACAACCTAATTGACACCAACCGTCCAGCTCTATCTGTATTCTCACGTGCAGCTCTTCCAGCAGCAGGTCTTACAGTTGAGTATGCAAAGGTAACAGCTAACACAATTAGCGTAGGCGTTCAGGATCCAGAGAACGAAGCTCTTGCATTCGGAAACCTAACCATCGATTCAGTATCAGCTAACGTTGTAACTTACGGTGGCTACACCGAGTTCAGCAAGCAGACCATCCAGCGTTCATCCGTAAACTACCTAGACACCGCTCTTCAGGCTTTGTCTATCGCTTACGCTAACGCAACCAACGCTGCATTCATCAACGTTGTTCAGACTCAGGACTACTCCGCGAAGCGTTTCGACGTTTCAGCTGGAACTTCTGCAGCTCTAATCGCTGGTCTAACTGACGCATCTACATTCATCTTCAAGAACTCCGGATTACGTCCAGAGGCAATTGTTGTTGGAACAACCGCGTTCAAGTTCCTTCTATCCGTTCAGGGTGAAGATGGACGTCCAGTAGTAGTAGTAGATGGAGCAGGATTCAACAACATTGGATCTGCTAACGTTCCAGGACTTGCTGGTCAGATCATGGGCTTGCCTATCATCGTAGATCCAGCTATGTCAGCTACCCGTGCATTCGTAGCTAACAGCCGTGCTCTTCAGACTCTAGAGTCTCCAGGTGCTCCGGTTCGTTTGTCTGCAGATGACATCACTACCTTGACAGATGCAATCAGCGTTTACGGATACATGGCAATCACCATTCCGTTCGCTAACGCAATTGTCGAACTAGACTGCGTAGCGTAATAGGTCTATAAATGGCTGTGACGTTGGAAGAGTTCCAGGCTTATGTCGGGACAGATGAGACTGTATTCCCCCAAGAATGTCTCACCGCCGGACTTGCTTTAGTGACTAAGTATGTTGGTGCAATAACTACCGTTCCGGTATCCTTGCACGATCAGGCTGTCCTAATAACTAGCTCGGAGCTCTTCCACCGTCGTTCCGCTCCTAACGGTGTCGCTCAATTCGCAAGCTTTGATGGTGCTCCCATCCGAGTTGCCAAAGATCCTATGAACGCGGTTTACCCGTTGCTTCAGAGATACGTAGGCTATGCGGTATGAGCGAGATCAATGCTTCTAAGGTCGAGTTCAAGCTTGAACTAACAGAAGCTGGATTGAACGTTCTGGAATACATCCCGGAGCGAATCACTCCTCCAATAGTCCTAATAAACTCCGCACAGCCTTACCTGCAGACCGCAGCGTTTGGTGAATGGAGTCTAGGACTTGAGTTAGTCCTGGTAGCTTCTACCGCGACAAACAAGAAGGCAACGGAAAACCTAGATCAGCTAATCGAGGATGTTCTGAACGCAATCGAACCATTGACTTACGTTCGGATTACTTCGGTAAACCAGCCTTACAATCTACAAGCAAACAACGCCGAGTATCTAGCAACGAACTTATTCGTATCGCTAGACATCACACTTTAGAAAGGAAGTTAGCTAATGGCTGCTTCAACAAGAATCAAAGCACAAAACATCATCTTCAAGATCGGTGCAACCGACTACGCTTGCGACGCAAACATGGTTGAACTAACACTAGGTGACGCACCTGGCGATGTTCAGACCTTCTGCGAGGTTCGCGTTGGTGGAGAATGGGCTCTTCAGCTAGACGGAATTACTTCCGGAGAAGACACTAGCCTTTACCGCGTTCTATGGGACAACTTCGGAACAGAGGTTGCATTCGTAATCGCTCCTAACGGCAACACGACTCCAACCGCTGACACTCCTCACTACGAGGGCGTTGCAGTATTCAACGAGCTTCCTCCTCTAAGCCTAAACAGCAACGAGACCGCTCTATTCTCTGTAACTCTTCGAGTGAAGAACACTCCTCACGACCCAGCTACGAACAAATACTTCGGAGTAGAGATCGTAACAGCAGCCTAATTATGGCTGACGGAATTAAGGTCGTTGGCTTGAATGAAGCCATACGAAACCTCCGGGCTATGGGAGTCCCGTCTGCGGAAATCGGACAGGCATCCCAAGAAGCTGGAGAGATTGTAGCCAATCGGGCACGATCCTTAGTTCCGGTAAGGACTGGAGCACTCCGAACAACTATCAAAGCTAAGAAGATAGCTAGAAAAGTTGTAGTTAGTGCAGGTAACAACACGAAGGTTCCTTACGCAAACCCGATTCACTTTGGATGGAACTACGACAAGGTGAACCTGCAGCCTAAAAACATTAGACCTAGACCGTTCTTTAGCAACGCACTAAAGAGCACTAGAAAAGAAGTTTACGAGATCTTCTTTGATAGCATTGAAAAGCTACTAAGAAAATATTCCAACCGAACACCATAGGAGACACAGAATGAATAAGTTTGACTTTGAGAGCCTGACTCTAGAAGAAGTAGAACTGATCGAGAACCTAACCAATACGGGTATCGATGAAGCGTTTGGCAACGGCAAGCCTAAAGGCAAAGCCCTAGCAGCCTTTGTTTGGGTAGTCCTAAAAAGGGATAACCCTAACTACAAGATGGAAGACGCTAAAAAAGTAAGTTTGAAAGACGCACTTGGCATGATCAAGGGTGACGAAACAAAAAAAGAATAAGAGAGCAATCCGCTAGAAGGATGGCGGAGTTCTGTCGGGCGTTCAACATCAGTCCGTCGGAATACAAAGCTCTCACGATGGGCGAGTATCTAGCGTTTATCAAGACCTCACAAAGGAATTAGCATGGCAGGAACTTTAGCCCTCAACGTTGAGATACTTGGAGAGTTCAAGAAGCTCACCGCTGCAACTAAAGGTGCAGAGGGAAACCTTGCTGGTCTAAACAAGACCGCTTCATCTATCTCTAAAGGCATGATCTCCGCACTTGGAGCAATCGGTGTTGGCTTCTCTTTAGGCTTTATCAAGAACGAGTTTGAGCAAGCTTCTAAGGCTGCCATCGAAGACGTAAAGTCTATGGAGCTTCTATCCATAGCCATGCAGAACACCGGTAAAGCTACAGCTGGAACTGTCAAAGAAGCCGAAGAACACATCAAGCGGATGCAGATCCAATCAGCCGTGGCTGACGATGTCCTAAGACCAGCGTTCCAGAAGCTATTCATTGCAACTGGTGACGTTACTAAATCAAGCAAGCTTCTCCAGGTAGCACTAGACACTTCGGCTGCAACTGGTAAAGACCTAGACTCCGTAACGCAAGCTATGGCTAAGTCCCTGGCAGGTCAAGACACCGCACTTCTAAAGCTCATACCTTCCCTTCGTGGAGTCGAAGACCCACTAGCTGAATTAGAGAAGACATTCAAGGGTGCAGCAGAAGCAGCAGCGGATACAGACCCTTACCAGCGAATAAACATCATCTTTGGTGAACTGCAAGAACAAATCGGTATGGCTTTGCTTCCATTACTAAACGACTTCTCGGAATGGTTAGCTACTCCTAAAGGTCAGGAAACTCTTCAAGCAGTAGTGGATGGAATTGTAGAAATCATTACAGAACTAACCGCGATGGCTAAGTGGGTAATTGATAACAAAGACTGGCTTTTGCCGATGGTCGCAGCTATCGGTGGAGTAACCGCAGCATGGAACATCGCAACCGCAGCGGTCAATGGCTTCAAGACCGCGGCAGGTATAGCAACCGCTGTTGGTCTAGTTGGAGCCGGAACTGTAGCAACTCTGGGAACCGCTGGAGCAGGAGCCGCATTAGGTGGATTCCAGCAAGGTCAAGTCGTTGGTCAAACAGCTGAAATTATGACTGGTGGGACTAGGTATGAAGACACCGGAAGACTATTCGGCAACGCTTTTCAAGCACCAGCCCCGGTGATCAATAACAACATCAGCGTTAGAACTGACGCAACAGCTAAAGAGATAGCTGACGCAATCAACAGAGCCAACAGAGCAAGCGGAACTAACCTAATCAGAAACGCACGATGATTCCTAACTTTGCCATCGATGAGAACCTAAAGGTCGAGTTCTTAGTTCCCGACGCTGAGGGTAATACCTTCATTCTCGGTATTAGCGAGCTAGGTGGCATAGACGTTCTCGGAGGCTTCGGAGAGTTTATTCTTGGAGTATCGCTACTAGGTGGAGACGATGTTCTCGCTCCAAGCTCCGGTCTAAAGTGGCAAGAAGTATCCTGCAGCGTAGCACGGGCAAACATCTCGGTCGGTGGATCACTAGAGGACTCAGTATTCTTCCAGCCAGAACCAGCAACCGCGAACATTACTTTACAGAGCTACGACTTAGACCCAACGGTAAACAAGAACATCAGAGCTTCAACGAAGTTCCGAGTTCGCCTGGAGGATGACGAACTAGATCGTATTATCTTTCAGGGCTTTATTGACACTATAGACGTTACTTACTTCCCTGATGGTCTAAACCTAATTCAGATAACAGGCTTTGACGCTTACAAGTCTTTAGTAAACTCTCGATTCGCTGTCTGGGATACAACATCCTTCGGCACTCACATTCACGTGGATGAAGTCTGGGAGCTAGTCGGTATCTACTCCGGTCTAGGACTATCGCCTTACTCCGTTCACGTGGGCGGTCAGATTCCAGTAGTAAACGAAACTAACGTTCAGGTTGCAACCGTGGTCAATGAAGCCCTAACTGTTGGTAACGGTTTGGTCTGGCTAGATCAGGACACCGAAGAACTAGTTGTTATTCACCGCACCGGAGTTCAAGCTGGAACCCCAACGACTTATGTAATCGGCAATAACCACGGCGATGATTACCACCTATGCATGAGCGAGATAAACGTCTTCTCTGACGCGGATGCCGTTTACAACTCTCTTAGAGTCTCTTTGACCTCAGACCCAGATGTCTTTGTTACCCGTAAAGACCAAGATTCTATTGATCTCTACGGTGAAGCGGCTATTGACATCGCAATCAACACAACAAGCCTTGCTCAGCTAAACAACTGGGCAGACCGAGTATTCAATCACAAGTCAGCTAACCAGGTAAACATGGTTCAGACTCCAACGATTGACCGACTTGGAACCCTCACAGATGCAGCGGTGTTTACACCAGGAATGACGGTAGGCGTAAGCTATACTAGAGACCAGCTAAACATCGTGGGATTCTACACTATAATCAAGGTCTCGCATCGCATAGATGTAGATAATTGGTTCACAACCCTCGAACTATGGAAGGAAGCCTAGTGGCTTACAAAGTATTTACAAACGGATCGGTGCTCCAGGCGAGCGAGATCAACGACAACCTCATGAGGCAATCAGTCATGGTGTTTAGCAACGCTGCAGCTAGAACCGCAGCAATTACAGCTCCTTTAGAAGGAATGCTCACCTGGCTAGAAGATGTAAACCGTTACGAGAGCTACAACGGAACTGCATGGGTTTCACCATTCGGAAGCACTCTAGTTGGAAGCTCTAGCTTTACAAGCGTTACAAGTGTTGCATTAGACAACGTATTTACTTCTGCTTATGACAACTACGATATCTACATTAGCGTTTCTGCTACTTCTGCATCTGGAATAGGACTTAACCTTCGTGCTGCTGGGGTTAACCTTGCCACTGCTACTTATGATCAGACCTTTATTAGATGTGAAAACACAACTATCACTGGAAACAACTCTAGCTCTAGCACAAACTGGAATCCTTTCACAGTTAGAAATGCAACTACTCCTAACTTTACAAAGATGACTCTTTCTAACCCTGCCACTTCTGGTCGTTCAAAGTCTTACGTTTTTCACACACAAGACCGAAGCAGCCTAAACCTCGTAGATATTGGAGCTGGTAGAAACACAACCACTACTGTTTTTGATGGATTCAGTTTCTCTGGAAGTGCTTCTATGACTGGAACCGTTTACGTATATGGATTAAGGAAATAAAGATGTCTGAAAACCCAACAATTCTTATCGTTGATTGCTCGAATGGTGTAGAAACTCTTCGAGAACTTACCGAAGATGAACTAGAAGCTAGACAAATTGCTATTGAAGAACAATCGGCAAGAGAAGCAGCGGAGCAAGCCAAGTCAGATGCTAAGGCTTCCGCACTTGCTAAGTTAGCTGCACTCGGTCTAACAGAAGAAGAGATCGCGGCACTATAACATGGCGGACGAATCAAGTTCAGTCCGCATTACGCAAGCTGACATCTACAAGAAGCAACTCGAACATAGCGAGATACTAACAAAGGTTCTCCAAAAGCTAGATCACCTAGACGATGTTCCAGACCGTCTTAGAGAAGTCGAGCTAACATTAGCCCGGCTATTCTGGATCGAGCGGATAGCTTACGCAGGACTTGGAGCTGCCATTCTGTCAATGATTGGCTTACTAACAACATCGATTGGAGCGTTCTAAATGTCATGGATTAGATCAGTAGAGGGCAAGATTAGTGCGAGCTTTCAGTCTCACAAAGACCGCAACCCTACTTCAAGGAACCCAGGAACCGATTACGCGGTAGCAACTGGAACTCCGGTCAAGGCTATTGCTGACGGAACTATTACCGGGATCGTAGCAACCTTTCATGGAGCCGGAGGTCGCAT